CGAGGGTCATATTAGCGGGGCTTTCCGCTCCTGAATACAAGACGATAGAGTTCCTGCCGAAGATCACTAGGAATCCATTGTGAGCTGCAAGGGCAACGATTGTATCGTATCCTGTAGGCCAAACCGTAGTTATGTCTATCGAGCCTGTAGAACCTCCTGTCCAGTGTGCGCCGTTAAGTAGATCAGACCAGTAGATCGTAGACTTATTGTCTGTAAAGTCTGCCACCCACAACCGACCAAACGCAGCAAGGCATTCATTGCCTTCCGGTGGTGTGCCTGTAGCGTGTCCGTGGTCTGACATAGGATCGAAAGTGCTAGTGCTGTCTTTGTAAACTAACGGCTCGTATCCACGCTGAAAGAAGTACATTGAGTCGTTGAAGTTGACCATCTTCCAATTGTTAGCGGTAATAGCATATCCCGCAGGGGTCAGGTCAGTCAGGGTTGTTGTGCCTGAGAATACTTTGTTGTTACCTGCCGAGAAGAAAAGGGCATCTCCGTCATTAGCAACAAACTCGCCCATAGACTCAATGCCGTCAGAGCTGCCTAGTACCGCAGCTCCGTTAGTAGACACCATGCTGTAGCCCTTCCTCGCGGCTATCCTGCCCTCTTTATCAATGACACAGTTGTCTGCAACAGCAGAAAAGCTAGGCTCTTGCGCGAGAGGTGCGTCTTGGGTGTTAATGCCCGCAAATCCTGGAGCTGTAATGGTAATGCTTTGTAATTGTTGAGCCATCTACACCACCATGTAAGTTGTTTCTAAGGGGTATCTGTTAGCGTCTACGGCAATTGCATCTGACAATGCTGATGAAGCTACGGCAAACTGCTCTGCTGCTGACTGACCACCTGTCTCACCTCTTTCGCGAAGAGCCATAGCGTAGGCCATCTGTACGATAGGATGATACGGGGCTTTGATCTTGGTAGCATCTGCCGTTAATAGAGCCTGTGGTGCAGCAATATCAAACCGTAGCGTGTACACAGCGTCAGGTTGTGGATAGACCTTTACCTTCAGATCATCATTATCATCTACTCCACTGACAATGTAGTCGGTAGGCACTGCATTCGCGGGAGTTTGATTAAAGTATACGTTATCAAAATACGGCACAGTGTTTAGCGTCAAGAATCCGTGACCGCTGCTGCTCATTGCTTGCTTAATCACTGCACTCTGCCCTGAGCCAGTAAGCGAATACTCTGCCTGACCTACGACCGTAGCAACTTGGATAGTGCTTCGCAGTGAGGAAAATGTCCACGAATCTTCTACTAGTTTTTTCGCGTCATTAATTAGGTCGCCTATCAAAGCAGAGTAAGAAGTCTCGCTAGTGGTTGATACTTCATCTTCTCTTAACCTGCGGAGGACGTTGTTAATTGCTTCTAAGTATGTCATCTACCTGCCTCCAGTGGCTTGCAAGAATCGCTCGAACATCCCGACAGGAATGTTGTCTAGCTCTGTAAACTTTGGCTCAAAGAAGAGCGAGTCAGTAACAGGGGTATTTTGGATAGACTGAAACAACGAAATGTTAGTGGTTGGTTTTGGGGTTGGCTGCATAATTGTTGGCAAAATAGGCGTGTCGTTAACAATAACATTGGGGTCTTCAGCAATAACCGGAGTATCTAAGACAGGGATAACCGGAGTATCGTCAGTTATAACTGTGTCGTCTACCACTGTGTCGTCTACAACTGTGTCGTCTAACCCGTCATCATCGTTTTCCAATTCACCATTATTAATGACCGTGTCATTATTGGTAACTGCCCCGCCATTGGTCAAGACTGCTCCTGTGTTAAGAGGGTCAGTTGCCTCGTTGAATACATCGCCAGTATCACCTGTGCCAGTATCTCCCGCACCATCACCTGCTGTGCCTTGGTTGTTGATTGCTGTGTCTGACTGTGCCGCTGCTTGGTTAATGCTTTCTACAGTATTACCTGTGATCGTAGCTACTTCTTGAGCAGAGACTCCTCGATCATTTACTATGTCAACAACCTTACGAATACTGTTGCGGTCATACGCTCCAAATATGTCTAGCGCATCTTCAAAGATAGACGCGAGGTCTTTGGTCTTGTCTACTTTTTCCCACTCTGTTTCGGGGTCGTCAGTAACAATTGTTTCCGGATCTAGGTTAGGATACAGGTCAGGGGTAAGTAAGGCGTTTTCATTAATGTTTTCATACTCTGCAGCGGTAGAAGGAAGTCCAAGCGATGTTAATGTATCGCCCATTTGCGCAAAGTAGTCTTCGCTAGACACAAATGATGGAACATCTTGAGTTTCTAGATCGGCAGCTAACTTTTCGTTAGCCATTGCCTCTGCATATGTTTGATTAAACATGTCTTGCGCAGAACTAGGGGCAGAGGTGTCACCGTAGTAACGCGATCCACCCTGGTCTGACTGAAATACATCTGAGTCTCCCTTTTCAAATACTTGTGCTTCAAAGTCCCGGCCGGACTCATCTATGTTAACAAAATCGTCCTCGGGGTATAAATCGCCGCTAGTTTCACTAGGCGCAAGATAAACACTATTTATATCAAGATTGTCATAAATAGATTCCGGAGCAGGCAAATTAGCCGCATACGCAGAAGCAACTGCGCTTTCAGGTAAGCCAAACTCTCGGGCTACATCCGCAATTGACATTTGCCCAGAGTTTATTAGGTTGGTAACAAAGTCTATCTCGGACTGATCGAAGCCACCGGCAGCAGACACATTCCCATAAAGGCTACCCGCACTTTGGTAAGTCCCAGTATTTGAGTTGTATACCATGCTGCTTGGGTTTAAGCCAACTGTAGTACCCATAATAATTCCTAGTTGCTGCGCTCTACTTTCTTAACCTTCTCAAAACTGCGTAGTCCACCGAGACCAAGCATGCCCATTAACACAGGTAGCATTGTAGCAAGGTCAATCATCGGAATTTCAACGCCTGTCTCAAGCAGATTCAAAGTCATGTTCGCGAAAGGGATGACTAGAAAGTTACCCGCCATTCCTAATACACAGACCCATCCACAAGCAGGTCTCCATCCGGCAACAAACATACTGTTATGCTTGGCTTCGATCTTATTGATCTCTAGCTGCGCCTTAACCTGTTCGTGCGTATAACGCTCTGCCATTGTCGCAATGTCATGAGCTAACTTTTCTTTCAGATCTTTATCGGGTATTACCTTGTCTAATAAGTCAGACACTGGCCCGATGAGCGATCCTAACATTGCTAACATTTAAGCCACCGCAAGCACGACAAGTAAAAACACAGCCAACAATATGGCAATAGTAGCTTGCTCATCCGTTGAACTCATAAATTTAGCTTTGGCAAATTTGCCTATTGTTTTAACGTATTTCATAGTCGTTCCTTATTTGTCAGCTTTGGTGTCAAGTCGTTTAAAGATAGCCCCGAGCATCTCTTTGATTTCTCGTATGTCATCGCGGTAATCTTCTTTAGCTACATACATAATAGGTATGGCTTTCATGTCAGCATCAATCCTATCCAATAATGCAAAGACTCGATTAACTAACCAACCAACAACGAATCCCGCTACTGCTATTGTTACGTTGAACATGACTTGATAATCCATACTACACCTATAATGTCAGGTCAGGGACTTTACGAGAGTCTCTGATTTGATAAACGTGACGGATAGCTTCGCCACCGTCTTTGTGAAATACAATCTGATTCATCACGCTTGCCGCACCGTACCCCGCCCCTGCATGCCAAGAATCGGGTGGTGCTAATGTTCCAAAGGTTTCTACAAACACACCGTTATCAGTCTCTAAGACGTTCTGATGGTGGACATGACCTACTATCCACTTGCGGTAATTAGTAGATGACCACTGAGTAGGTAGCATCTTAGGCAGGATAGCCCCTAGCTTTGCTGCTTTAACCTTATCTCCGTGGTGTACTGCTATAAGGTTCTTGCCAAACTGTAAAGTATGGAAGAAGCCGTGAGGGTCTAGTATCTTTACCCTTTTCTCTTTTGAGTAATAGAACTTTAAGATCAACGCGAGGGCAATGGCTGTGTCTGAATCGTGGTTACCACGAGCCATAATGACAGTTACGTTCTGATGCTTGGCTAACATCTTATCAATAGCAAACATAAACGTCTGAGCGGCTATCTCTAGTACTACCTCTATTCGAGTGTCTACGTCTAGCTTAGTCCCCGCGAAGGTTGTACCGCCTGATCCATTAGCGTGTATAAAATCGCCGACATTTACAAGCAATGCCTGACTTGACGCAGGAGAAGATTCTACTAAGTACGAAATCGCATCTAGCATATCGCTAGAGGCTATCTTGGTGTCGTAATCCCTAGACTTAGTTTCCCTCGCGTCAGCCCTCATACCGAAGTGTGCGTCACCTATTACAATCGTAGGCAATAAGTCGTCAGCAAGCTTCTTTGTCTTAGGCTTAGCTTTAGGCTTGTACTTTGGTAGACCCTTTGTCAGACCGCCAACAAAACCCTGTAGAGCTTTATCTCTTGCTGCCTCGGTTAGCGTACGTTTAGTCTTTAGCCACGCCTTATTACCCTCATCGTCTGAGGTGTAGATAGACCGACCAATAACCATCTCGCCTTCTGGCACATGACGAGTAGCGTCCCAGTTATCTGAGTACCCCGCCGCAGCCGCAGCGTTCTTAGTCATAGACACATAGTCGCGCATAGTAGAGGGATGGATACCTAGTTTTCCCGCTGCTTGTGCTGCGTTGCGACCGCAGTCTTCCCAGACTTGAATCGCTTCGCGCTGACGGTCAGTCTTGGCGTAATCTACTAAGCTCATACATTTTCCTGCGGCATATTAAATCAATGTGTACACTTTTCTGCGTTTTATCGACATAAGGTTTGGTTAAACCACCCGAACCTTATAGTTACCCGCACCGACCGCTGTAATCCTAACTTTGTCACCCGCAGGAGCATCAAAGTCATAATCAGTGCCTAAAACAGCGCCTTTGTTCAACACGTTAGCATCGTAGTTAATCGCTACACCGTCCGATGAAGGTGCTGTACCTCCACTGGTCATGTTGAAGATAATGGATAGATCAAGATCGTCGCCAAGCGCTATGTGGTTCGGGTCTGTAACAGCGTCTAGCTGAGTCTTGTCCATTTTGTTTTGAGCTGTATCCATAGCCTCAGCAATCGTAGCTAGCTCTGTATTAGTAGTACCAGCAGTCCAAGTCTCTGAGCCGTATGTGGCGTTAGAGTTATATTCCCAAGTCCCTGCGTTGTTACGAACAATGTCTCTCTCGCCATCTGTGTTATCTATAACAGTCCACGTTGTACGGTCGTCTGTAGAGATAGCGTAGTAGACATTGCCGTCACCTGCGGCTTGGTCTGCTGTCATTGAGTTGATGTCAGTCCAGTATTGAGTGTCTATTGAGGCTGTGGTGTGTACTGGTTGGTAGCCTGTTGGGGTTAATAATGCTCCTTCAACGTAAAGCGCCGATACTTCTGCAGAAGATAACTCTTTATTAAAAACTCTATATTGGTCTATTGCACAAGTTGCAGGTGTAATTCCTGAGTTAATGACTATTTCATGCGTAGAATTATTTACACTAACTGACTGGTTAATTAAAAGAGTATTGTCAGCATATATTTTTAGTGTTCCGTTTCCAATTACCCATACAACATGATGCCAAGTACCGGAAGTAAGAGTAAACCCAGTGCTAAAACCCATTCCGTTATTTATCCAATAGCTTAAAACAAACCCATTAAAATACAATCCTGAAGCAGTACCTGATTCTAACAATGAGATATGACTAAGTTGGCTTGTTGATGTGTTTACCCAAAAAGACATAGTACGAACGGTGTTAGAAGGATTATAAGTAACGCCTGTGTCTATATGGCTTGATCCGTTAAAATCAGCGGCTTGTGAAAACTTACCAGTAGTATAGGCCGCAGTGCCTGTCCAAGTGCCGTTGTAAGTGCCGCCAGTGTCGTTTGCGTTTCCATCTAGCTGATATAAAGCTATTGCGCTTGAATCGCCCAAAGCATCTAGTGTATTAATTGTGCTAATTAAACCACCACTCAACTGCAAATCCCCATCCGCAGCATTATAGACAACGCCGTACATCTCCCAAGAGCCTGATGCGACTTGATCGTATGATGTAGGTGCTGTGGTTTCTACAAAAGAGCCGTCTGTGGCTGTTAAAACAAACACGCCGTCATTGGCTTCGATGGTCTTGCCTACGTCTGCTGAGGCGAATGAGCCTGTGCCGAGTACAAACGGAGAAGCGCCACCAGTAAAATCCAACGTAGTCGCATAAGCACTATTAATGCGCGTGTAATTCTCTGTAGTCGAATTAACATCCCAATTGTTGTTAGTCACGCCTGACTGTGGGACTTCTTTAGTCACACTGACCACTGGCGCAAGCACAGAGCTAGTCAGGTTTATGGTAGATGACTCGCCAGTAGTGAAGGTCTTGGTTAGCGTGCCACTGGTAACAGAGATGTTATCTAGCGCATTGTCCAGAGTATTTATCTGAGACTGTACGTCAGAGGTAACATTGTCAATGTAGTTAATCGTTGCCGCGCTATCGGCTATGTCTCTTGGGTTACTCATATCTGCTCCGGCCAATCAATTGTGTTAGGGAATCCTGCTTGGGCAGGTACATCGCGAAGGGCTTGACGATAGGCTGTCATCTCAGCAGTCATTGTAACGTCTGTGGAGGCTGTCCAGTCTGTTGCTGCTAGGAGTGAGTCGCGTTCTGTGCGTACTGACACGGCCTCTCGGTCATCTGCGCCTGCTGCATATTCAGCGTCTATTGCATCCCACTCAGACTCTTCTTCTGGAGTAAACGGAAATGTACCTTCTGGAGTTGATTTGTAACGCGCCATGTTCGTTGTCCTATGAGTTTTTAATACCATAAAGCCTAACAGTCCCCGTGGTAAAGGTTGCCGCTACTTCTGTTAGAATCTGTAAGCCAGTTACTGCCCCGCTGTTGTTTGAGCTTCCTGAGGCAAACCTCATTTCATTTGATCTTTGGAATTGAGATAAATAGCCTGCGCCTCTTGCGGTTGTGCTGTTGGCGTTAAGCAAATAAAAATAGCCGTTTACAGAACTACCCGCCGGTGATGGACTGGGCAGATTTATACGGCTTTGGCTTGCTCGCCCCGCTACGCTTGAACCTATTTCAGTAAAGTCATATGTGCTGCTTGAGATTAAAGAACCCGTCTTGTACCAGCGCATATAGCAAGAATCAACTACGGTCATGGTCAGGTTGTTAACAACTAGCACATAGTTATCATAAGATGAGTCTATCCCAGAAGTTATGTTAATTGTTTGGGGGCTTCCAGAAACGGTAGTAGTGGATATTAACTCCCAAGCACCACCGCCAGCAGGAGCTGTACTGGCCCATACAGACCCATTAGAAGTTAATACGTTTCCGCTAGTCCCTGCTGCCGTTATTCCTGTTCCGCCATTAGCTACGGGCAGAGTGCCTGTTACACCAGAGGCTAAGTTTATATCTGCAAGCGTACCACCGAGCGTTAAGTCTCCAGAGCTTGTTACTGTGCCTGTAAGTGTTAGTCCACTGACTGTACCTGTACCACCTACAGAGGTGACAGAGCCTGCACCAGCAGCGTCTAGCTGAGTCTGTATGTTAGATGTAACACCGTCACTGTAATTTAACTCTGCCGCCGTAGCTGTTAGCCCAAGGTTAGTCAGAGCCGTAGCTGAACTGGCAAGGTCAGATAAGTTGTTAGATACCTGAGCGAACTTAGCGTCTGCTGCCGTCTGCGTGTAAGTATTGGCTACGTTAAACGCACCGTAAGCCACAAGGTTTACAGAGTCGCCAGTGGTAGCTCCAGTTACTAGAACGACATTAGCGCCATCAGTGGCTGTAAAGTCCGTAGTGTTTAATAGCTTAACACCGTTTAGGTATACGTCTATAAAGCCCACATCGTATGTTACTGCGAAGGTGGTCTGTCCAGAGGTTGCTATGTAGGTAACTCGCTCAGATGTTCCGTTGACCGCAGAGCCAGCAGCAGCCCAAGATGAACCGCTATAGACGAACATAGTGTCGGAGACAGTGTTGAAGTACAAAGCACCAGCCACAAGAGCATCGCCGTCATTATCTAGTGTAGGCGCAGAAGCCTTAGCGCCAAGGTAGATGTCATCGAATGCGTCAAATGAAGCCGCTGCTGCTGATGCTGAATTAGAAGCTGCTGAAGCTGAACCAGAGGCTGCCGAGGCAGAGCTAGATGCATTTCCCTCAGAGGTGGATGCGTTACTAGCTGATGTGGCTGCTGCTGAGGCTGAGTCTGCTGCGGATGTAGCACTGCCTAGAATCGAATCTGTATACGCTTTCGTAGCTGCGTCCTGAGCTGATGTAGGGTCACCCATTCCGGTTATCTTGTTAGTACCCATTGCAATAGCGCCGGACATCGTACCACCGGATAGTGGGAGTCCAGTGCCGTCTGCCGCATCAACGTAGGCTTTAGTCGCTACGTCTTGCGCGAGAGTAGGGTCGCCTACACTGACAATCTTGTTCGTACCGAGTGACAGTTGACCTGTCATAGTCCCGCCCGCTAACGGCAACTTGCCCGCGAGAGAGTTGGTGATAGTAGTGTGGAAAGACGCATCATCGTTTAATGCAGCAGCTAACTCGTTCAGAGTGTCTAGTGCAGCAGGTGCGCCGTCAATGACAGCCGCGATAGAAGTATCAACGTAGGTTTTAGTGGCAGCGTCAGAACCCGCAACAGGCTCGGCTACGTCTGTCAGTCGTGTGTTTGTAAAGTCTACAGTGCCGTTGACGACTAGGTTATTAACCGTAGACGTACCGCTAGAGGCTGTAACATTGCCTGTTAGATCGCCTGTGACGTTACCAACTACATTGCCAGTGACGTTGCCTGTGAGGTTACCTGTGACATTGCCCGTCAGACCGCCTACAAAGCCCGTGGTGGCGGTTACTGTGCTACCACGAACAGTAGAGGGGGTAGTAGCACCAATAGGTGTAGAGTTGATTGAGCCGCCTGTGACAACGGCGTTGTTAGAGGCAAAAGTACCGTTAGCGGTTAGAGTGCCTGTAACGGTAGCTGTGGCTGTTGTAATTGTAGAAGGATTAGTACCCAACTCTACAATAGCAGTAGAGGCATTCTCTGTGAAGATACGTTTATCAGTTACGTTGACAGCGAGTTCGCCCTGAACCAAGTCACTTGTGGTAGGGACTGCTGAGGCTGTAGAGCTGTTCTTGGTTACTATCGTTGCCATGTTAAATTCCTGTAGTTACCACTTAGTCTTATGTGACCAGTATCGAGCTGATAGTTTAGACGGGCTTGAGTCTTGAGCGTTATGCCTAGCGTAATAGGATTTCTTTCGCGCTTTGTCTTTGGCAGTCTTGGGATTACTCCCTGCGCCCGTCACACCCTGCTGTCCAAAGCGGACAGTCTTGATTTCGTCACCAACTTTAGCCAGTACGACATGGCTCTTGGTGGGGTGGTTAGGTGTCTTTTTGGGCTGATTATACCCACTAAGACCTAACTTGGTTATTCTGGGGTCATTGTTACGCATAAGATAAGGGGGCAGGTTTCCCTACCCCCATCTCCTTTAGCCGTTAACAGCCATGATGAAACCGCTGTCAGGACGGTAAGTCTTAACACCGTACAGAGTATCAGCAGTATACAGTGTTCCGAGGAACTCCTGCTTGTACTGAGTCTGTGAACGTACTGACATCTGCTCAGCCAAGATCATAGTGTCTTGGTGGATGAGCATTGCTGCCTTGATTTGACCGCCAGCAGAGTTGGCAGCGGCTGCTTCTGTAACAGGGCAGTTAGAAGTAACGTATACGTCAATGCCGTACAGGCTACCGATCTTACCGTTCTGTACAGTCTGGCCACCAACGAAGTCAGAAGATACATAACGCTCAACGCCCATGATTGCATTACGCAGCGAAGGAGGAATAACAAACGCACGATTGTCCATAGGGACATCAGCGTCATCCTGCTTCTGGATCAAAGCGCGGAAACAAGCATCAGTGAAAACGTCAGTAGTAGTTACTGTGTCGTCAGCGTAAGCAGTCAGGCCAGTTGATGCATCGCAATAGAACGCAGCCGAGTTAGTCCACGCAGAGCCATCGCCATCACCCAGTGACTTACCGAGTGTGAATAGGTCTGTGTCAACTTGACGCGACAGAGCATAACCCGCATCAGATGTGTAGAAGTTACGGAGCGAAGCCAGGGCTTGCGTCTCAGTAATATCTTCGATGATGCGTGAGTACTCGTAGTGCTTGTCTACTGCGACTTGCACTTCGCTCTCAGTGTTGCTCTGAATAGTGACAGCAGTTGCTGATGATTTAACATGAGCATCGCCACGGATAGGAGCAGGAATATGGATGATGTCACCCTTCTTGCCTGTCATACCCATTTTCTTTACTAGGTTCGCGAGGATGAGGTTCTTCTCATATGCTGCGCGAATCTCGTCGCTCCAGATTTCTGGAATAAATGTAGCCGCAGTAGTGTTAGTTACTGCACCACCCATATTTGGATAGGTTGAAGTAGTCATAATAATCTCTCAAAGGTTAGCTTTTTACGCGACCTTCCTGATACGCTCTCATGATCTCATCAGACATCGTTTGATAGCGTTGCGGGTTGGTTCGCATTAGTTCAATAATGTCGCTTCGTCTGTAAATCTTTCTGCTTGGAGCTTCTGAGCTTCCATTAGCGCCACCTGTCGAGGCTGCGTTTAGAGTTTGTTTACGTTCTTTGCGTTCAACACTTACGGCTTGTTGTGCAACGTCTTGAGTTGATTTCCAACTAGAAAACAATTCATCTGCCGCATCATAGTCGTACTTGTTGTTTGCTCGCTCGTATAACTCTGAACGGATCTTGCTGCCGACCACCCACTTCTGAAAGTTGGCGTCCATAGCAATCTCTTTAATGTCAGGATGCCTCTGCTGTAACGCAGAGAGAGTCTGACTTTGTCGCATTTGATTACCTAATTGCTCCAACTGTTTAATGGTTGGATGGTTTGCAATTTTGTTATCAACAGCCTTGTCGGGTTCAGCAAAGAAATCTACTTCCTCAGCCTGTTCCGGTTCGTTGACTTTGCTCTGATTAAGAATGAAATCATCTACAACTTTTCTTAGCTGACCTACTTCCTGTCCTTGCTGACCAATGCGAGACTCTGCCTCTTGATGCATCTTAATCAGCTCAGACGGAGTCTTCCCGCGATAATGCTCTGGGGTGTCGTCCTGTGGGGGAGCTACGGCTACCTCTTCCGAGACCGCTTCCTGTTGTAAATCTTCATCTACCTCGCTCGTTACTTCGTCAATAAGTTGTGCCACTATTATTAAACTCCTATGGAGACAAGACCAACTCTAAGCTACCCCGAAGGACTTATGATTCGGCTACCTTGCGTTCGTGTTTAATCTTCGCCTGTCTATCCTTAGCCCATTTCATAGTAGCTCCCGGATAAGAACCGGAGATGGGGTCAAGTATCGACTTAACAGGTGAGATCATCTTACTACTAGAGCCACCGCACTCAGGACAGTCACGCCTATAACCTTCGGTTACCTTGTTGCGATTAACCATTGCCTCATGGACATGGCCTTGCTCGCATTGGAAATCAAAAATTATCAACATCACTGCTATCCTCTTGTACATGGTTCATTGCAGATTCTAGATTGAGCATGTCAGCCAGTACGCTTAACTGGCCTTTGCGAAAGAATAAATCATTAACATCTTTCGCATCCTCTACTGAATTAATGTAAGCCGCATCAGCAGTTAGATCATTAATTAAATCCTTCCAACCTTGCGTTAAGAACATATCCGCACGGTCGTCATAATATTTTTCTGTTTCTTTATCCATTCTTCTTAGCCTTTGGCTTTGCTTGCACGAAGGCTTTAACCTCGTGAAGAAGGATCTCGTGTTGCTTCTCTAAAGACTGAAGCCGCTTGTCCATTTGGTCTAAGACGACGTTTACTTGTGTCACTACGTCCTCAAGTTCGCGTTGGGTAATCATTGCGGCAGCGCCTTAACTGTATCAAGGTTTAGCTTCTTTTCTTTGAGCTGAGCATCAGCGATCTTAAGTCTGCGTTCAAACTCTTTGTCGTCCGCATCACCTACCGCGAGGTTAGATGTCACAGCTTTAATCTGATCAATCTCTAGCTCAACAGGGATAGCCTTGGTTTCTGCTGCAATCTTCGCAGCTCTTGCTTGAGACTCAGCGCCTTGTCCGTTCAGTGCGTTAGTCTGCGACTGTTGGAACTCCATCTGCGCTTGCTGTGCAGCTTGTTGTGCTTCTTGTGCTTCAGGCGAAGGCTGTCCTGCTTCTTGTAGAGTTTGTATTAACTGCTCGCGGTTGCTCAGGTTCATGTTATCTATGATTGACTGAATCAACGCAGGATATAGCGGAGACTCAGGAGACATAGTCTGTAGAAGCTGAACCAACTGTGTGACCTCATACTCTCTGGCGATGATGCCAAGAGATGAGGTGACCTCAAACTTATAATCCGATACCGGATACAACTCAGGCTCAAACTGCATATACCTATGGGCAGCTTTAGTAACGAATGGTATCAAGAATGACTCTTGGAAGTTAATCAGTGTTCGTTTGTGGCGTTTAATCACAGCGCCCAGGGACATTGAAATCCCTGCGGCTGTTGCTTCGCCGTTAATTGAACCGCCAACGCCAGCAGAGTCTATTGCTCCTGTGGCAGTCTGTACCATTCTCTGTAGCTCACCTGCTTGCGCGAAGGTAATCTGAGATACCTGGCCAAAGTTAAATGGTTGTAACACTTCAGAAGGATTACCATTGGTAAGAATGATTTTGCCCGGTCTCACTTCAGGTTTAGCCCCGCGAGGTAGGCGTGTAGCGTCCATAGCCATCATAGGGTGGACTGTTAACGCCAGTGCATCGATTCTAGCCCTTAATTCTGCGTCTAATGCCTTCTGTGAGTTGTAACCTTTCTCACATACACCACGACCCCAGAACCTAGAGGGTACGATGTCCCAAGGAAACGCCACAACTGGGCGATCTTGCATCATGTACGGGTTCTTCTCCGCCTTTAGCAGAGTACCACCGTTAGCTATGACTACGATTGCCTCAACATAGAAGCCTTTTTCTTCCTCGCTGTCTACTAGCTCCTCAACCTCTTCGTATTCATCGTCATTTTCAAGTAAATAGCGTGGAACAAGTCCGTAATACTTGGTCAAACGAGTCTTATCGGTCGGTTGCGTGGTAAGTTCGTGGTCAGGATCTAAGTCTGTATCAGGATACGCGAAGTTAAACGGCACATCCTTGTACACACCCTTCTCTTGGAGTTGTTCTATAGCGTGTGGTGAAACAAATTCATCAATGGCTACGCCTAATGCGCTGTCTACGTCCACAGCAACGGGGTCAATCAAGAAGTTTTGAGGTAAAACAGGTCGTAATTTAACGACTGTGCGGTCTGAGATGTTCACACCTATAGCTTGTAGCTGACCATCCATAATAGGTTGGGAGGCAGGCTTCATCTCTTTGACTTCTTCTAGGACAATCTCCGCTATGCCTGTGCCAAAGACGGCTGCGTTGATAAGACACTCAGCCACACCCTTGCGAATCTTGTTAGCCTTAAAATCTTCTAAGAGTTTTTCGCGAAGGTAGACTACGTCTTGCGTTTCTTGGTCAGAGATATCGTCCTTCATGTCAAAAAACCGACCACGACCAAATGTAGCTTCTTCAATCTCTGCGACCGATGACTCTACAGCCTGTTGAAGGGCAGGGGAGATGATCTGTGATCGCTCTGACTCGCGGTTACGGTCTTCGCTAGCGTAGATACCACGCCATAGACGGTAGTATTCATCGAACTTCTGCTCGTAGTTAGTCTCGTAGTGGTCACGCCAATCACGACATTTTGACATAACCCAAGACTCAAGCGTCTCTTCTATGCCAAATTGTTCTTCGTTTGATTCAAGCATCTTAATATCCCGCTACTGAGTCGATTACGTCAAACTCATCTATTTCAAAGTCGTATGAGTAAGACACCTTAGCCAGTTGGTCTATATAGGCTAAAGCGTCTACCATGTCATCGTGGGTGAGGGCATCGGGGAATTGGAAGATTTCATCCATGAATTGGATGTTCCACTCACCCTTGTTAAGATTGCAGATTCCATTCTCGAATCTACCTTGCAGCGCCCACATCACCCTGTCAGTTTTCTTCTTGTTACCGTGGGTCAGCTCTTCGACCCTAAAAAATGTTTGGTATTTCTTCATCAGGTCTGTGAGAGGCGACATGACAGCCTGTCTGGCTATGCCCTTCTCTATCCCAATGGATATGGGTTGATAGTCTCTGACTATCTGGAATATCTTCTCTGCGGTGGCGTTTAACTCCCACCGTCCGCAAACGATATCCTTAACCCACCAACCATACTCGCCTACCTTTACAATAGCAATGGCGGTATTGTCAAGCTTTTTGTTTTTGGATTTGGCTTTTCCGACTTCCTCAAAACCCGCGAGGTCAATGGCAACGTAGTAATCGCCTGTCTCAGGCTCTTCATCATCAAAGTGAACCCACTCTTCTTTAAACATCTCAGAGCCACGAGCTTCAAAAGAAGCCATAAACTCTTGACGAAACGCGAAGGAAGACATGGATTTCTTTGCTGCATCAATCTCTTCTTTGTCCAGTAAGTCATTGTCGTAACTTGTGTAGTGCCATGCTTTATATGTGGGATCTTCGCCTAAACTGGCTTGCTTGTAGAGTTCATAAAAATGATTTCTACCCATTGGTGTCCCGATAAATAAGGCATCGCCCTTCAAGTCTGTCAACGCAGGTCGTAGTATTAATTCCCATACATCGGGCTTCATGTCTGCGTATTCATCCAAGACAAGAAACTTGAGACTTACGCCGCGCATTGTCTCAGGTCTGTCTGCGCCTTTCAAGCTGATGGTTGTGCCGTTAATCAACTTAACCTGCATGTTGTTTACATGAGAGCTTTCAATAACAGGCTGACCTATCTCCATGAGGAGATTCCACATAATATCTCTAGCCTGACCCTGAGTAGGGGCGACGTAGAACACCTGCCCTTTATCTGACTTCAAAGCGTTGACTATCAAAAGATAAGCCGCAAGACGAGACTTCCCCGTCCTGCGACCCGCAGCAACCACTTTGAAACGCGTAGGGTCGTTCCAAACTTTTTTCTGCCATTCTAAAAGACTGATGTCTAGGTTCATTTTCTCTTCGCGGTCTTCTTGGCTTGCTTAAAGTTTTTAGCTGTAGGTGCGCCTTTGCTGCCGACCTTTCTCATGGTCTCGCCGCTACCCGCTGCTATTCGCTTCTTTTTTGCGTTGATGTTGCTGTAAAGCCCCATACTACTTCCCCTTGGCTTTTTTCTTCTTAGCTGCGTCTTTAGCTTTCTTTGCTGCTGTCATTCCCGCAGGGGTGTAGGCGTATTTCTTACCTTTTACATTTGGCATCGTATTCTCCGGTTCGTATCATATTAGTAATGGTTATAGCGCGTTGTCCTACCTGCTCTGCCCAGTGAGAGTCCAAGAACTCTACCGAGGCTGCTTCGTAGTTATCAAGAGACATCTCCCTAAGAGCGTCTCTAAAGCCGCGAAGACGGCTCATGCCAAGGTTGAAGCACATATCCATCATAGCGTCTTGGCGTACCGAGTCCAAATGAGTAAACCAGTCAAAGGCTTTGGTTAGTTCTTGTTCGCAGCGCCGGATGTCATTCGCGAGGAGATAGTAGACTTCATCCTCGGACAAGCCCATAGAGTCTAAATTACGCCCAACGCCTATGGTCATATCTCCCGCCGTGCATTCGTAAGGCTTAAGCCGCAAGCCCTCGTGCTTAATTAGCAGGTCTTCAATCCTCATGGAACTCTCCTTCTATCACTTCGGGTTCTACGATCGTATCAGTAACCCCTGAGATAGTTATATTGACCGTAGGCTTACCCCCTAGTTTGTCCTTATCAAACGAGCTGATAGGCAGGATTCTATCTACTATGAGCTTCCACGCCGCAGATTGATTCTTGTGGTCATCATCTTGGGCAGCTCGGAAGATAGACTCTATCACAGCATTGGTGTCCCTCCTCGCGAGGAATCGCTGCTTCATCTCCGCCATAGCCGAATGGTCACCCTTGGGTCTACCAATAGGGCGGTTCTTCGGCTTCTCTATCTCCGACTTACGGGGACGACCACGCTTTCTCTTTACTGGTACATTGTCTTCAGCCACAACATAGAAGCTCTTTGGTAATTAATATTTGGTGTATTAAACCATTAATTGGCGAGTTTGACCAACCCTTGTGTTTATCGGGGTTTCAGGAGGGGTTTTTTTGCTTCTTTTTTTTAATTTGGCCTCACGCAAATTTGGGTTGGAACTATACATATTTGTGCGCGAGCTAAGCCCCTCCCCGTCCCCTCCGCGAACCCCGTCTGTTTATACACGCGAGCATTTAACGCGCGAGATAGTAAAGCGATCGCTTTAGTAAAGGGATTGGTTTAGTAAAGGGATTGGTTTAGTAAGTGAGAGGGGATGAATGGCATCCCCCTAGTCTACCCCTGGTCTATCCCTAGTCTATCCCTGGTCTAGTCTATCCCACACTGTTACCGGTAACACTCTCACGGTAACACGGTAACACTTTGCGGTAACACAGTAACACTCTCAACACTGTATGCATACACAGTACATTGGCTACACCCCTTGTATTCATTGGACTTTGAAAACTTGGCATGGCGAATGCATTGTATTATAAGACAACACAATACACACATGCTAAGGGGATACACAATGAATCGTGCAAACTGTACTAGAATCGCAAACGCGATAGCTACCAAGGATAACGCGTTAGCATGCAGCGTCATAGATGACATACTGACCCATGAGACGGGCGCACATTGGATTCGCGATCTAACTAAGCTTAAAGCGTTCCTACAGGATGGATCGCCTAGGTTCTCTATCATGGCGAAGGAAGGAAACGGTAAACTCCCTTTCCTTGCGTTTAGCAGTTTAGCGGGTAAGGGGTTCTGCATAGGCGCGGGCGATTGCCTAAACTTTTGCTATTCGTTTAAAGCCTGGCGATATCCGGCCGCATTCTGTAGACAAGCGCAAAATAGCGCGTTATTGCAATCTGACAGCGGGCGCGAGCATATTCTTAGCGCAATTGATAAGTTCGAGCCAGTGTTGGGCGCGATTGATTTTCGCCTGTATGTTGACGGGGATTTCACGGGCGTTGCAGACATCGCATTCTGGATGGAAGCATTAACGGCGCGCCCGTGGTTAATAACCTACGGTTACTCGAAATCATGGCAATCGTTTATCGATTACAAGGGAGTCGTGCCTAGTAATTACAAGCTTAATCTGTCGAGCGGATCTAAATACGGCGACAGCGTGAAGGATAAGCTTAAAGCTTTCGACTATGTACGAGGCGAATTCGTGGCGGTATCTATAGGGTCAAGCGTTAAGAGTACAGATCACGCCGATCGGGCGCACCAAGCCACACTCCGCAAAGCATACGGTTCTAAGGCATACACTTGCACTGGAAAGTGTGGTGATTGTACGCCAATCGGTCACGCTTGCGGTAGCGATCGCTTTAAGGGTATCGACATTATAATTGCAGTTCACTAATCAATTGTATCCGTTAAATAAGGGGTTAAACCATGCTAATAAACGAAACCGATCCAACAATATTACCTTACGATCAAGCAATTGATGCGGCCTCTGATTGCCGCAAATCAGATCCCCAATGGCAGTACACAGTAGAAATCGAGGCGCGTACTGGCCTCGCTAAGATCGCGGTATATGACGAAAATGCAATTAAGCTAGGTTATCTATAAGGGGAAATAACAATGCTAGTATTCAATTATCCAAGTAAAAAAGTATTAAAAGAGTCTATCGGAGAGCGCCTAGCCTATATCGAGACCAGTATTTTCGGTGAAGAATATCGGCGCGATGGAGTATTAACAGGGGCAAATCGCCCGCATATTACGAGGCAGGGGCGAGAATTCTTTGCTAATGTCACAATGCGCGATGGTCTTATCGCGGCCGTTAAATAAAGGGGAATCACAATGGATTTAAGCAAAGCATTAAAACAAGTAGGCGGGCAGTTGATAGATCTCAGAAATCAGAGAGCGGGCGATGCGTCTAGCTATCCATCTGCGGTAGCGATAGTAAAACGCGATCATCCCCTCCATCCGTTCGTGGTGTGGCGGGCGATCGATCCATCTAGATCTGGCAATGCGCCATTTTTTGAAAGCGGCAATTACTGCGAGACACTGGCTGAGGCGATGGAAGATCACAGACTTTAGCCAATACGCTATACGTCATTGGCGTATAGGGTCACCATAGGGTCACCATAGGGTCACCATAGGGTCACCATAGGGTATT